ATCAAAATCAGAGAACGCTTTCCTAAAGCTATTGGAAATTGCAGATTCTGGGGAACCTGTTTCCGTTTATACCAGATTGAAAAAATATGAAAATATGGTTATTGAAAGTGTAAGAGCAAGGGAAGACTATAAATCAATAAATGAGATGAGAGCGTTAATAACATTTCAGCAAGTGATTATAGCTTCAGGAGTAGGTAAAACAACAGTCAGTAATGAGGCTTTTACTACCAATAATCAGAATGCAGGGGTAGTGAAAAACATACCATTTACACATAATCAAAGTCCTGTGAAGGAACTTTTAGGTGGTGTGGCTTCGTTTTTAAAATAGGGGCATAAAGGAATTGAGTTATGGGTTGGTTATCAGAATGGGATTATAGAAAAAGCATTAATATATCGAGAGCAACAGGCGCTGTCACTGATTATCAATTGAAGCTTCTGGTTGGTGAATCCTCTGGAGCGACAGGAGAAGATGTAGATTGTGGCGGGAAATGTTTATCAAACTTTAATGACTTGAGGTTCACAGCAGCAGATGGAACAACGCTTCTTGATTATTGGATTGAGACTATTTCTGGAACAACCCCAAATCAATTAGCAACCGTATGGATTAAATTTAACACGATAGGTACTAGCGATACAACCTTTTATATGTATTATGGGAATGCTAGTGCTGCTGCTTACAGCAATGGAACAAATACTTTTATAATTTTTGACGATTTTGAAAGAGGAAGCGATGGCGATACGGTTGGCGGAGATTGGACAGATACCACAGCTGGTGCGGCACCACCTTTAATTTCTACCGCTCAAAAATACGGCGGTACTAGAAGTGCAAAAATATACTCCTATGCCGACGGCTTTCCATTGCCTGGAGGAATGGAAACAGCGGTAACTGCAAGTGATAATATTAGCATAATGTTCCGCATATATAAAAACCCTAATGGTGAACCAGTTTTTTCTCACGGTGATGGGTCTTCTTTGCAAGTAATTGCGTGGCAGAATGGAGGGAGATTATACTATCGTGATTCAAGTTGGAATGAAGTTGAGTTAGCTCCTTCTCCCGCTGTTTCTTCTGAGGAGTGGCATTTATTTGAATTCAATAATTTTAATTGGGCAACAAATTCTTTTGATTTATTGATAGATGAAGTTATAATAGGAAGTGGGTTGGTGGGACCAGCATCTACAGGAGAAAACAATAAGTTTATTTTTAATAGTCAGAATTATAATCCTGGAACTAATATTACTTGGATAGATAATTTTATTGTTCGTAATTATAGAACGACAGAACCTGCATGGGGGTCTTGGGGAAGTGAAGAAAATAAACCACCGAACACTTCAGAAGAAATACCGATTGTGCAAACATATGAAGCTACTTCCGAAACACCTTCTTCTTTTGTTGCAAATGGTGAAGTAACAAGTAGTGGTTCAATTTCGGAAAGAGGGTTTTGGTACACTGATGATAATAAAGAACCAACAGCAGCAGATTATATAGAATCAGAAACGGGAGAATTTACTACAGGACTTTTTGACCTAACTGTTACAGCTCCAATTCCAGGAATAGATTATAAAGTAAAAGCTTATGCAGTTAATGATAGTGGTGTTGGATTTGGTGAAACTATAACAGTTTCTCTTCCAGATGCAGTAAATGCAGTGACCGTGGAAACATTACCGGAAACATTGATAACAACTACATCGTTTACAGCTAATGGAATCATAACTAATGCAGGTCAGAATTGGTATATAAATGGGGTATTATTTACAGGTACAGTTGTTAGAGTGGCTGCAGGACAGAATGCTACATCGATCATAGCCGCAGCAACTGTGGGGTCTCTAATAATTATAGAGCCTGGTGTAACAGGAAGTGCTTTATTAATAAATAAGAGGGTGTATATAAAGGGATTGGGCAACTTTCCTACAGATACAGTAATGCCGAATTTTCAATGGACTTTATCTGCGGGATGTGGTGGGTCAATAGTTGAGAATCTGACGGTACCACAAATCTGCAATAATGACACTTCTAATAGTGGTCAATCATTTATATTTAATCAGTGTATTGTAGGTGATCCAAATGGTAGCACTTTTAATTTACAAAATAATACAACAAGGTTGTATTTTATAAATTGTCAATTGGTGAGGTCTGCAGCAGGGTACACACAACCGAACGCCTTTTCATCAACTCCTGCAAGATTAGGTTATATATTTCTTCAGAAGGTGGAGTTCAATCTAACTCCAAGGTATGGAACAAATTATGTGTATGGTCCAATTGCAGAGAATGATTATGTAGAGACACCGACAAGCGGTTATGGGTATATCTATAATGGAGTTTTGCAAGGAACTCAAAAAATAACAGTAACCGGGACTCCGAATGCAACAGCAAGAGGGTTTGTTTATTCAACGGGAACTATAGAGAATCCTAATCTTTTAGATTATGATGGAATTTATACTGAATCTGGGGATTTTGGAGAAGGCTCTTTTAATCATCTGTTCTCTGGATTGACTGAAGGAACCAATTACAGATATAGAGCATACGCAACGAATCCATATGGCACTTCTTATGGGGATCCAGAGCAAGTAACAACTACAGAAGCAGAACCCTTTTTAGATATTTATGCAGCAACTTCTATTGATTTAACATCATTCTCTATTAGCGGAAAGATAACTTATAATGGAGGCAGCACTCCAACCATAAGAGGGTTTGTCTATAAAATAGGAACAGGAACTCCAACGATACTTGATAAAGATGGAATATTTACAGAATCAGGTTCTTTTGGAGGAGACGTATTCTCAAATGTATTCTCTGGTTTGACACCAAATACAACATATACAATTGCAGCGTATGCAACTAATTCTTATGCCACAGGCTATAGCTCAACAGTACAAGTGGTGACACTGCCAAATTTGGTTATTACTACAAATGAGTGTACCAATATTACAGCCTCAAGTTTTAGAGCTAATGCTACAATTTCTCCTTCTACTTTCGGAGTAACTGTTGTGGGGTTCTTATATACAATTGATGAAGAACCCTATTCTTGGCAGACCAGTTCTTCTTCTGGAGACTATACAGGAACAGCTAATTTCTCAAAAGTGATAGGCGCAGCAACAAATAAATACTATCTTGTTAAAGCTTATGTTGACTATCGAGGACATACTTATTATGGAGAATCTGTTCTTGTATCTACTATTGTATTGACAGGAATTACCGTAACTCCAGTCCTTCCAGAAATAAGTATAGGACAAACAGTTCAGCTAACAGTTGTGGGAACGTATTCAGATAGCTCTGTTGTTGATATCACGAATTCAAGTTTTTATAGTGCAGAGGACCTTGCTGAATTTATTCCTATAGAGGGGCAAGCAGGTGCATTTAATGTAATTTCTACTACAGGTCAGATTATAGCTTCGGTAAGTAGTGGTGGATTGATAGTTGGAATGAGTGCGGGTCTCGCTAAAATATTTATCTATGCTTCCGAGTATAAGACATCTTATAATCTGGTGGTTGTTCAGCCAGATGAAGGGACAGTGGATGTTGGTGGAATCTGGGATGGTGAATTAGCTCCAGGAACTATCCTTCCAAATACTAATGCTATTAGTATAATCATGGATGAAGTTATGTATGAGGGAGATTCTCAGCAAGCTTACTTATTAGGAATGTTTGATGATAGTCCAGAAACAGAAGCGTATGTAAGTAATTTTGATGCTGTATGGTCTTCTTCCAATACAGATGTTGCGACAGTTGATGCAGGAGGATTGATAATAGGAGTAGCTGCAGGAATAACATTTATCAAAGCTGTTTATACATTGGAAGATAGCCCTGTGCAAACTTTTACTACAATGGTAATGTTGCGGGTTGAAGCAAAAGAGGGACAGTGGGTTATTGGACAAACTTATCAGTATATTCCTTTGATGCCAATACCTAATCAGTTATTTAGGACAACGATTGCTACTAGTAAAGACAGAAGTATTGATTTAAACATATTCCTTTGTTGGAATAAAGAAACGATTTGCTGGGAAATGACGATTAGCGACCCAATATCAGAAGAATATTATGTGGATTCTATTCCTCTCTTTGTTGGAGAGGATTCAATGTTTAACCTGCTCCGACTTTATCAATATCTAAATATTGGAAGCTGCTACATAGTGGATATCAGTGGAAAGGGAACAGGAAAGCCTGCTTTGAATAACTTAGGCGTTGATTTTTTAATGGTGTGGGGGTATACAGAATGAGTTTCAGACTTTGGGGTAGAAAAGTAAAAGTTCAGGTTACTTGTGTCCCTGATGACATGATTTCCAAAGGAGATTCAGGTTCGTTGGCAAGTAAGCTTCCTGTGCCTGATTCTTTAGGGGCTATTGTTTTCGAACAGAGTGGAGCAAACTCTAAAGATACTGTAAGAATAACTTTCGATGTTAATTATCCTGGCATCTCTGCTTACTATTTATCAGAGATTGTTTTATACAACGTTAGTGATAGTTATGTTGAGCAAATACAGAAGTCTGGAACGATTGTGGAGTTGTTTGCAGGGTATGAAGAAGCAAACTATGGGTGTATTTTCAAAGGGTGGATTTACCAAACTTTATGGGAAAGAGAAAACGTCATCAATTATAAACTCACATTGAGATGTGTTGATGGGGATAAACTATATACCGTCAATAACTTGATTCAAGCTACAGTAAATCCAGGAATGAGATTCAACGATCGAATGAACTACCTTTTAGGAAAAGCAAGCAGAACAGTTCCTAAAAAAGAAGACTTCCCTGAAGTGACTGAATATCAGGCATTGGAAAGACAAGAAACCTTTTTCAAGAGTGTTGATGCTTTAATAAAGGATAGTTACGGGATGAAGAATGCAAACACCCCAGCTAACTATTCCTCATTCGGAAGTCAAGGAAATGTTCATGTTATCGATAAAAATAATCCTCAATATGAAAAAGAAGCAATTGTCGTTTCTCCTACTAAGGGTGGGTTAATAGGTACTCCTCAGCAAACTCAGTATGGTTGTAGTTTTATTACGTTATTGAACGCTAATATCATGCTAAAGTATCCTATGTGTACAGTTCGTCTAGAAGATGTTTCAGTCCAGACATTAAAAAGAGAGTGGGGAGATTTAAAATCTTCTTCTTTGGTGAATATGAATCACGTAAACCCAGAAATCCTATTATATATGGTTACAGGAGTTCGGCATGTTGGAGACACAAGAGGATCAACATGGTATTCATATGTGACCGGCTGTAATCTAACAGGCGAGATTCCTACGAATTTAAATGTGACGAGAGGTATTGGATGAAACCTTTAAATCCTTCTATGTTAGTCAGTGATAACTTTGTTTCCATAGTAGATGGAATACAGAGGCAGATTGACCAATTTGATTTTGATTTACGTTGTGCCGCTCCTGGCATCATTCAGTCATTTGATGAGACAAAACAAACTGTGGTTGTTCAGTTGGCGATAAAAGAATTGATTTTTATGGACAGACTTCAGTCTTTACCAATTCCACAATTAGGAGATGTTCCAATTGTGGTTCCTAGAGCGGGAAATTTTGTAATAACAGTTCCTCCTAAAAAGGGAGATGAATGTTTAATTGTGTTTGCAGATACTTGCATTGACTCGTGGTGGAAGTTAGGGGAGGAAACAGGAAATCCTAATTCAACAGGAGCAAGAGATCCTATGTCAGTTAGGAGACATGATTTATCAGATGCTTTTGCTATTCTTGGGACTTGGAGTCAACCAAAGAAGATTGAAACATATGCAACAGATTGCATGGAAATAAGAACTTTGGATGGTAAAAATAAAGTACAAATAAAAGATGACGCTATAAAGATTGTTGTGAATGAGAATACCTACATAGAAGTAAAAGATGGAATATTAAACATAAAAACTAACGACACCTTAAATGTAGAGACTGAAGGAGATGTGACAATAAATGGTGGAGCAAAGTATAGCGTTACAAGCTCAGGGGATATGACCATAGAAAGCACTGGTGGGAAAGTAACAGTTACCAGTGATGGAGATACAGTAGTTAATAGTGGCGGAAAAGTAGATGTCACAAGTACAGGAGCTGTTACAGTTGATGCAAATTCTATTACATTAGGAAGTGGAACAGCAAAGAAATTAATAACAGATGATTTAATAAATATTTTTAATCAACACACTCATGTTTATAATCCAGGACCTTTAGGAGCAACAACAACAGCAATTCCAGCAGTGCAATTATCAACAGCTAATGCAACAACTAATACGGAGGCATCATGAGATATCGTAGAATTGTAGATGGAGAACCTCAATTTGGTCAGAGTAAAAAAGATTTCTTGCAGGGGATTGATGCTGTAGCTCAGGCAATCGCAACTAGATTAAAACTTTTTACCAATGAGTGGTGGGAAGATTTAGAGGATGGTTTACCAGTGTGGACTCAAATGATAGGAACTAGTCAACCAGATCCTGATATTCTTGGATTGGCTGTAACTGAAAGAATATTAAATACCAAACTGGACGAAACCTATCTTGTAATGAACATGATGCAAGTGACAAATGTTTTTAATGGAGATACAAGAAAATTTTCTTATAATGGAATTGCAAGAAGTATTTACGGACCAATTACAGTAGCAACAGAAACTTAAAAGGAGTTGAGCATATGAGTTATTTTGCACCTTATGTGGATTCTACGGGCTTCCATCGACCAACGTATTCCGATATTTTGGAATATCTAATTGAATATTTTAAGAATATATATGGTCAAGATTGCTATCTAGGAAATGACGCTGCGGATTATCAATGGATATCTATTATAGCATATAGGTTGAGTGATGTGATGGCAGCATTACAGGATGATTATAATAACAGAAGTGTAGCGACAGCAACAGGCACAGCATTAGATGGTCTTGTAAAATTGAATGGTATTACAAGAAAAGCTGCGTCTTACTCTACTTGCACCGTTACGTTAACAGGTACAGCATTTACAATTATTCAAAATGGTTTGATTCAAGACACGTCAGGTTATTACTGGGATCTTCCTCAAGTTGTAATAATTGGTAGTGGAGGAACCGCATCAGTTACAGCTACTTGCCAAACGATCGGTAATATAGCAGCGTTAGAGAATACATTGACTGTTATTGCTTCTCCTCAATATGGTTGGGCGTCAGTTACAAATTCAACCGCTGCGACACCTGGACAGGCTGTAGAAACTGATGAGCAATTAAGATCAAGACAGGCGTTAAGTACAAGATTGGCTTCTCACACTATGTTGTCTGGAACAGAAGCTGGCATTGCTGCTGTGACAAATGTTACGAGATATAAAGTACATGAGAACTACCACGATTACACAGATGCTCCAGAAGATACGCCGCCCCATTCAATTACATGTATTGTTGAAGGAGGGACTGATGATGATGTAGCTTCTGCGATATTTTTGAATAGAGGAATAGGAGTAGAAACTTATGGAGGGACTCCAGGTGATGATCATGAAGTTGTGGTTGATGTGACAGACCCCGATAGCGGCAATGTTACAGAAATAAAATTTCGTAGACCGAAATACATACCAATTTATGCCCAAATTACAGTTAGGGCGTTAGATGGATATGTTTCATCGATAACAGAGGATATAAAAAGCGCAGTAGTTGATTACTTGAATGATTTGCAGATAGGACAGGATTTAACAATATCTGCTTTATATTCAGTGGCTATGGCTCAAATGGACAATATAAAAGAACCGACATTTTCGGTGACAGCAGTTGTTGCAGGAGTAACACCAGGAGCTTTAACAGCAAGCGATATATCTATTGCTTTTGATGAGGTAACGTTAGGGGTTTTGCAAGATTCTCCGGAATATATTGAGGTAGTTGTAACATGAAAGAAATAGCAGATTATTTATTAAAAGTAACAAGTCAGTATCAGAATAGTCCGAAGTTTTTGGAATGGTTGTCAATTCCTCTTTTGATTTGTCAACACATTCATGAATGCGCTGACAATATGCCAGCAGAATTTGATTTAGATTCTGCTGTTGGAGTTCAATTAGATATTATCGGACAATACCTAGGACAATCTAGAACTTTGCCTTTTGACCCGACAGACGGCTCTTCTCCGTACCTAGAAGATAATTTATACAGAAAGATATTAGTATTGAAGACCATGACAAATTATTGGGATGGTTCTCTTCATTCAATTTATGTAGCCTGGAATGCAATTTTTGATGAAGCCTATTTGAAAATCGTAGATAACATGGACATGACTGCGACTGTAACATTATCAGGGCTGATGACTCAATTAGTCAAGGATATGATATACAATGATTTGATACTTCCAAGACCTGAAGGAGTTCAATATATTTATAGTCAGGATGTGATTCCAGAAACAGCAGCTACTTTTTCATATGATATGAATACAGATTACTTCAAAGGGTATGATGAGTCGTGGTGGGACAAAAAGGTAATATAATTCTTAAAAGGATAAGGAGATAATTATGGCAAGCAATGTATTTTATCAATTTGATGTAGGGAAGCAAAATATTATGAGCAACTATGATTTTAGTAATCATAGTCAGAGACAGAATGGTGTAGGGGCTGGAGCTGCATTGTCTTCTCTTCATAATAAATTGTTTTATCAGGTCAGCACGATAACATCAGCTCTGGCTGAAGTGATGAAAAACAATGGATATGACATGGGTTCTTCTATTGAAAGTAGTTGGTCAGCAACAGTCACCCAATTGAGCAATATTGTAACTAAAGCCTTTTTAACAGCCAATCACTATACTAAAGCAGAGACTCAAAGCTATGTGACAGGGCTATTAAGTCTATATCCAACAATTCAAGAAATGAATGCAGCTATTACTGCTGCTCTTACAACAGGAGGAAGTACAACAGGGGCAACGTTAGCAAATATAAAAACAGCAATTACAGCCGCATTCTCGCTTGAGTCCCAAACAATAACTACGGATTCTGGAACAATAACATTTTCCGCTTATCAAGCCACAGCAACAGATGTAGATAATGGGACTAATTCTACAAAATATGTAAACCCCGCGTCAATTAAAGATTCAATCAAAGTGCCCCATGGTCAACCAACAGAAGGAAATGTTTTTATTGGTAATGGTAGTAAATGGGAGTCGAAACCTAAATCTAGTTTAGGGTTTTTATCTGGTGCGGATTTAAGTACGTATGCATTAAAATCTGAAATATACACAAGAGATGTTTTAAATGGTGGACAATTAGATAGTAGATATTACAATGAAACCGAGTTAAATCCATACGCATCTCCAGGAGCAAACGTATTAGATGCTAGATATTATACACAGACTGCAGCAGATAATAAGTTTTTAACTCCTTCAAGCATAAGCAGTACAAAACAAACACCAGGATGCGTAAAAATCCCATCAGGAACTACTGGGGGTATTTTAATCTGCTGGGGGACACTTACAATATCTAAATCTCAATCAGGTCCTACATACTCAAAAGCACCTCTTCAAACAGCACCCAATTTTGCTGCTTCTTTTAACGGTGCACCTTTTACTGTAATAATTGGGAATGCTATTTTGGAACATGCAGATGATGCTGGGTATACAGGCATACATGTTGTTGGACAGTACAGTAATTATTTTACATACAAAGTCTGTGCAAGAGGAACCTCAACAGAAATGCCTAATCAGACAGTTCAGTATGTAGCCTTTGGTCAATATTAGGAAATTTTATATGCTGAAAAGATTATATACTAAATAAATATTATGGAGTGTACTTATGGATTTGGATGCAATAGCAATGGCATTAGGAAAAGCGACAAAAGCGGTAGAGATGCATGAGGAAGTGTTAGGAACTATATTTGAAAAATTAGATGGTATTAAAACAGCTGTTGATCAAAACATAGTTCATGCAGAGAACAGGGACGCAAAATTGGCAGAACTAAAAGAAGATGTAGCTGAAATCGATAGAAAGATTGAAAATGGTTTGCGTTCAGAGGTAATGGCTATAAAAGCTGAATTAGTAAAAATGCAAGCATGTCTGGAAAGAAGAAAAAGAGAAAAAGCTCTTGAGGATGAACGTGGTGTATATGGTTTCTTCCGCAGAGGTTTTGCTCAGTTCAGAGATAAAGGCTCTTATATAGTGGTGACAAGTATTATTCTTGGTACAGCATGGTTCGTGTTATGGTCATTTGCTAAAATAGTATTTTTCCATGAAGGTACCTCTAAAATACTCAAAATGTTCGGGTTAGGTGGTTGATATGGAACTGATTGTATTAAGAAAAGAATATACAAAGAACTCCACAATAGGAGAATTACTTATCGATAATAAGTTTTTCTGCTACACGTTGGAAGATACTGACAGACAGATAGTCAATGACAGTATAATAAAGTGGACGCCGAAACTTAAAATAAAAGGAGCAACGGCTATACCTTACGGGCGTTATGAAGTGATTATCAACTTCTCCAATCGCTTCCAGCAACCGATGCCGTTGCTCCTAAATGTACCTGACTATCTCGGCATAAGAATCCATGCTGGGAATACTGATAAGAATACAGAGGGTTGTTTGTTAGTAGGCTTTACAAAATCAGTTGACTTCATCGGCAATTCTCGAAGTGCTTATAAATCTTTGTTTCCTATTATTAGGGAAGCATTGAAGACAGGAAAAGTAAACATTGGTATTGAACGTGGATAAACCATTATGGCAGATGGACTTGGGAGAACTATTTAGGGAGCTAAAGTTTCGACAACTGGTTAGCACCACGTTGTTGCAGGAAACGTATATAAAAGAAATTGAGAAAGAAATATTATCAAGAATAAAAGAAGAGGAGGAAAAGAAATGAGTTATTTATTGATTGCGGTTTTGATGTTGGTGTCGGGTATAATCGGTGCAGGTGTTGGTGGATTTTTTATCTATAGGAACAACAAATGCAAAACACTTCAGATATTAGAAGTTATTGACAAAGGCACTTTTTCCATCGACTCTGCTAAAAAAATTGAGCAGATTCTCAAAGGTGAATGTAAAACTAATGGTGATTGTAAGGACTGTAAATAAAAGGAGGAGTTATGAATATTTTAGGGGTAATAATTTTTATGGTAGTATTTTGCGGTCTTACTGGCTTGATTGTTTACATGGCATTATTTGCCAAGAAGAAAAAGAAAGACGATGTAAGTAATCAAACAACTAATACAGATGGTCAATGCGTTGACTGTGATGGAAAACCAGTTGAGCCAGCAATTGTTCCCAATACTGTAGAAGAACTGACTATAAAGGTAGAATTGAGACCAAACAATCCTCCGGAAGTTCCTGCAGGAGTTTTCTGTACTCGAACAAAAAGTATTCAGGCGATAGAAACCATTACAGGGCGGAATGGGAATGGGCTGTCAGTTAAACGGGAATGGTATGATAATGAGGTTTTGAGAGAAACAAACACTACTCTATTAACAGGATTTTTTTATACAGGAAGTACCATTAAATATGAGGTGACTGTTGGAGATAAGATGGGTGTATCAGCAGTAAAAATTGTCTGAGGAAAGAAATATTTCACCAGTTAGGTGAACAGATTTTTAAAAAGGAGAATTGTTATGATAGTAAGTTGGATTCAGAAATACATCATTTACATTTTAGCAGGTCTTGTGGCTGCGATGGCAATAACCTCTGGTATTATGTATATGCGGATGTTGTCGAAACAGGCGATAATCAATACACAAGAAGGACAAATTACATTGCTGGATAAATCTCTTAAATCAAAAGAGGCGACGATTGAAGAGTACAAAAAGAATGGGGAGGCTATTACCAAAACTCAGAAAGCACAAGAAAAAATAGCTGTAAGTATGAGAGAGTTGGAATCAAGAATAGCAAATATGAGACCCACAAAATGTTTGGAGGTAGAAGATGAAAAAGTATTTACCGATATTACTGATGCTTATAATAATCGTAAGTTGCCACAAGAATCCAATTAGTATTGACCCACAACCAATACAGAGGATTTGTATAAAGCAAGGGAGTCCTTTTCTTGTGAGCAAGAAAGTTGGTGACTGGGATAAAAAACAAATTGCCGATAATTACCAGAAGATCATCAAGGCATATATGCAGTTGGAAGAAACAGTCTGGTGCTATGAAGGAAAAGAAAAGTAGTTTAGAGGAGATGACATTTGAGGAATTGGTTTTGGAATTAGAATTAGAAACTCTCAGATGTTATACTCCGATCAACAATAGTTATTTGGAAGAGATTAAAAAGGAATTGGTGAAACGTTATGAAAATAGATAGACAAAAACTATGGATTACCTTTCTGATTCCTAAATGGGTTGTGTATGCTTGTGGATTAAGATTAATGAACCACTATACGAAAGGGGAAGTTTGGACAAAAGATAAATTAGAGCATATTAGACTTACTTCCGCATTGAATCGGTGGTTAGGGAATGACGGTACTGAGGGACAATTTAAAAAACAAAATGGTCTTAGTAGATTTTTTATGCGGAGGAGAAAATAATGGTTGCAGGAATAACTTTAAAGTTTGTTTTGTGGTGTATGTTTTTTGGGGTTGGTGGGCAAGCTCTTCGCTCTATTATAGGTTTGTATAAATTATATATAGACGAGAATAGAGATACTAAAAAGGAGTTTGATAAGAAAAAACTTATTGTGAGTCTGTTATTAGGAGCTGCAATAGGTGGATTGTGTGTTCTTATTTTTAATGATCCTCTTACAAAAACTGATGTGATGAGTATAATTGCATTTAGTTATGCTGGTGTTGATGGCGTTGAAGGATTTTTAAATCGTAGGAGCAGTACCATTAAATGAAACCAATCATTCTAATTGGAAGAGCTGATTGCTGGCGAAAAGATTTTGAAGAAGTGAAAAAACTTATTCAAGATTTTGATGTAATGGCTGTTGGACTTGATTGTGTGTATGCAGAGGATATCAAATATTTCGTGACATATCATCCTCAAGATATCTTAGAATATATCAAGAGAAGAAAAGATGTTGGAGTTAATATTGATTTCAAAGTCATTAGTCACATCAGAAGAGCAGGGGTGGATATTATTGAGGAACATAAAGCACCAACGGGATCTTCGTCATTACTTGGAACAGCAGCAGCGATCCGATTGGGATACAAAAAAATAATTCTTTGTGGGTGTCCTTTGGAAGGACGACATGAGGGAAATTTCCAGCCATATGAACATTTTCAAGAAGGCTGGAAGAGAAGAAGGAATGAAATTTATGGATATGTGAAAAGCATGTCAGGATGGACAAAAGAATTTTTAGGAGAACCAACAAAGGAGTGGTTGGAATTATGAAATAAAAAGGAGGAGTAATAAGAATGCAATTAAAGGATGCGTTGGAATTATTCAGAGGTAAGTGTGGATTAGAAGTAGGAGGACCAAGTAGAATATTTTTAAAAGATGGGCTGATACCAATTTACCCACTTGTAAAAGAATTAGATGGATGTAATTTTAGTAAGGAAACGTTATGGGAACATGGGTTAGAAGAAGGACAAACTTATAAATATGGAGATAAGGTTGGGTATCAGTTTATTTGTGAGGCTACAAACCTTGAAGAAAAAGTTCTTCCTAATCAGTATGATTTTATAATTAGTTCAAACTGTCTTGAACATTCTACAAATCCACTTAAAATATTAGTTAGATTTGTAATGGCTGTAAAATCGGGAGGATTGATACTCCTGATACTACCTAAAAAGGAAGTCACTTTTGACCATAAAAGAAAAGTCACTACATACGCCCATTTATATGAAGATTACAAAAAAGATATTGGGGAAGATGATTTATCTCATTTGCCAGAAATATTAGAGTTACATGACCTATCATTAGACCCACCTGCAGGAACTTTAGAACAATTTAAAGAAAGATCCTTGAAGAATTATGATAATAGAGGACTTCATCACCATGTATTTGATTTACCTTTGTTGTTAACGATTTTAAAATCGTTAAATCTTGAAAAAGTTTATTCAGATGATATAGTTTCTGATTATATAGTTATTGGTAGAAAAAAATAAAAAGGGAGAGTGTATGAAAATAACAGTATTGAGTAAATGGTATCAAGAAGAGGATTTGGCTCCATTCTTTTTTAGTCATTATTCATTTGCGGACGAAATTATTTTGTATTTGGATAAAGGAACAAATAAAGAAACAATGACTGAGATTGCAAAATGTCCGAAAGTGAAAATTGTATGGGGGGAAAGTGAAGATGGTCTTAACGACTATGATTGTGTGATGGCTCTCAATAAAATTGCATACAATTGCAAATCAGATTGGTTGATTTATGCTGATACAGATGAATTTATTTTTCATGAAGAATATGCTGATATAAGAGAAGCTCTTTCTAAAGCTGATGGAAATATAATTTATTCTCATATGTGGAATGTGTATAAACATATTACAGATGAGCCATTGGATCCACTAAAACCAGTCATTTTTCAGAGAAGGCATGGAGATCCTAATATAATTCCTGAATGTATAAAACCCAATGTTGTTAAACCAGAAGTAAAAATTCATTGGGGAATTGGGTGTCATACATACACTCCTAATGATAAAATAAAGCCATCTTCTATAAGATTTCTTGGTGCTCATTGGCAGTCTGTTGATTTTAATATTGCATGCAAGAGAAGAATTAGAAATGTTAGAGAAAGATTATCCCAGACTAATATAGATAATCTTTGGGCTTCCCATAATTTTAATGTGACAAGAGAATCTATTGCAGAATTGATGGACCAACACAAAAATGATCCATTATTATTTTAAAAAGGAGGAAAAGGATATGGAAAGAAATTATGTTTACACAACGTCGCAGTTGATTGATAGGCTATCAATCGTAACTCTCAAGAGCATTAAAATTGCAGAGAACAAATCTGAATACGAAAAAGAAGCTGAACAGATTATGGCTGATTTGGATTTGATTCTTGGGGAAAAGCAAGGAAAGTTGATTAGAGCGATTCAAGTTAATGCTATTGTGAATGAAATTATCTGGGCTAATGAATCTAAAGCAAGAGCAGGTGGTGACGAACAAGATAAGATGCTAAAGTTTACTCATTCCGTTAATGGTGTTAGAACTGCTGCAATGAATGTGATAAGCAATCTTTTGGGAGAGAGAAAAGATTTGAAAGTTGATTGTATTGCAGCGGAATCTTGTAAACAAAATGGTCATGATTTTAGCGGAATCTTGTAGGACGGGCTCCAAAAATGGATTTAGAAAAGACTATAGCGTGTACAGTTGATTGGTTCAGAGACAATAAATGGTGGTACTAGGAGAGAATATGAAAAGAGCATTGATAACAGGTATAACTGGAATGGTTGGAAGTCATCTTGCTGATTTCCTATTAGAGCATACAGACTGGGATATTTATGGAATGTGCAGATGGAGAAGTCCATTGGACAATGTTCAGCATTTGTTAGATAGAGTAAACAATCAAGACAGATTGTATTTTGTTGATGGTGATTTACTTGACCAAGTTTCCCTTCAAAGAGTAGTTGGTGAAGTGTGTCCCGATTATATATTTCATTTGGCTGCTCAATCGTATCCAAAAACAAGTTTTACCTCTCCATTACAAACTTTAGATACGAATATTTTAGGAACTATGCGGTTGTTAGAGGCGGTTAAAAGTGAATCTTTAATGAATCCTATTATTCATGTTTGTGCAAGTTCGGAGGTGTATGGAAGAGTTCCTAAAGAGATGCTCCCAATAAATGAAAATTGTCAATACCACCCCGCTTCTCCGTATGCGATTTCTAAAATAGGGACTGATTTAATTGGTAAGTTCTATGCTGAAGCTTATGGAATGATGACTGTGATGACAAGAATGTTTACTCATACAGGGCCTAGAAGAGGGGATGTATTTGCAGAGTCAACTTTTGCAAAACAGATTGCTATGATTGAGCAAGGGTTGATTCCCCCGATCGTTAAAGTCGGTAATTTGAATTCGATGAGAACATGGTCCGATGTGAGAGATGCAGTGAGAGCTTATTATATGTTGGTGACAATGAAACCGATTGCAGGCCAATGTTACAATATTGGTGGTGAGTATTCATGTACAGTCGGCGATATGTTAAACTATCTTATTTCTATTTCTACTTGTAAAGACATAAAGGTAGAGGTGGCAATGGATAGGATAAGACCTTTAGATGCGGATTTGCAAATTCCCGATACAACAAAATTTAGGAATCATACAGGGTGGAAACCGGAAATTCCATTTGAAAAAACAATGACGGATTTGTTGAATTATTGGCGAGAAAGGATAAGGTTGCAAGGTTGTTATCTTACTAGATAGGAGATGAATATGGATTGGAGAAAGAAAAGGATTTTAATAACTGGTGGTACAGGGATGGTTGGTCACGCTTTATGTAAGCGATTATGTGAAGAAGATTGTAGGAATATGGTACTTGTGGGAAGTAAAGAATATGATTTGAGAGATAGAAGTAAAGTGGAGAATTTATTTTTTATAACTCAACCTGATTATGTATTTCATCTTGCTGGAAAAGTTTATGGAATAGGTGGGAATGCGAAGTTTAAAGAAACTTCTTTGTATGATAATGTGTTAATAAATTCAAATGTAATTAATGCAGCAAATAAATATAAAGTTAAAAAGATTGTTGCAATGGGTTCAGGGTGTGTTTATTCAGAATTGCCAGATGTGAAGTTTTTAAAAGAAGAACAAATTTGGTTAGGACCTCCACACAGCTCTGAGGACTCTTATGCACATGCAAAAAGATTAATGTTAGCTCATCTTGAAGCTAGTAGAAAACAGTATGGAACAAAATATGTTTTTGCTATTAGTGGAAATCTTTATGGAGAATGGGATAAGTTTGATACAGAGTATGGTCACGTTATCCCGTCTTTGATAAAGAAATTTTATGATGCTAAACAAACAGGAGAACAAGTATCTGTTTGGGGTACAGGAATAGCAGTAAGGGATTTTAGTTATAGTCAGGATACAGCAAGAGCTTTAGTTTATTTGATGGATAAAGGTGACGGAGCAACTAATATTGGAAGTGGGTTTATTCATTCTATTAAAGACATAGTAGATGTTCTTTGTGAGATAACTGGTTGCGATGTTGTTTGGCAAAAAGAAAAACCAAATGGACAATTGGAACGGTATTATGATCTATCTAAATTGAAAAGTTTAGGATTTGAAGCAAAAGTTCCTTTACATATTGGTTTGAGAAAAGTATATGAATGGTATGAAGTCCAAAAAGGAGTGGAGAATGAATATAGAAGAATTGATAACCGGAGTTACTGTTGTTTATAATACAAAAACAATAATTGAGAAGGCTATAACTTCAATAAGAAGATTTCATCCAAGGATGAAAATAATAATTATTGATGGTTCAGATAAAACAAATCCTTGTTATGATTATGTTTGCAGCCTACCTGATAAATATACAAGAGTCTTCCATGTAAAAGAAAATATTGGACATGGTAGAGGCTTGCATTTAGGAATCTCCTATGTAGACACTCCATTCTTTTTAACATTTGACTCTGATATTGAGATGCTTAAATCTCCTTTAGAAGATATGCTAAAAATGATGAAAGATGATACATATGGAGTTGGTTATACAGAACCAGTAGATGTACAAGGACATGATTTTGGGGTCAACCAACATTTGATGCAATATGGCTCAGTGAAATATATGCATCCGTATTTTTGTTTAATACAATTAAAAGAATATAAGAAGTATAAACCTTTTTGTCACCATGGAGCCCCCCATGTAAATACGATGTTGGATATTCATAAAAGAGGTTTATCCAACATTGTTTTAAAAGAATTTCCAGGATTAGGACATTCTTCTGGACATCCTATAAATAATGTTAATACATGGAAAAGCGCACCCAGAGAATTTATTAAGCATGATAGAGATGGTACCAAAATTAGTATAAAACCTGATTGGGATAAAGTTTTTGATGTGACTAAGAAGATTACTTGTATAACACCAACTGGAGATAGACCAGAAGCATTTGCTTTAACCAGGAAATGGATCGAATCTCAAATACTAAAACCAGATCAATGGTTAGTTGTTGATGATGGGTTTGTTCCACTACCAGAAAACCTAAGACAGGGGATTGAATACATCAGAAGAGAGCCTAAGCAGGGGGAAGGACATACTCTAACAAAGAATATTCAAACTGTATTTCCTCATATTAAAGGAGATATTATTTTAATTATTGAAGATGATGATTGGTATGGACCAAATTATATCTATACAATGTATCATCAATTATTAGAACATGAATTAGTAGGAGAAGGGTTTGCTAGATATTATCATGTGCCCTCTGCGAAATATTATCGGGTTGAGAATACAGAGCATGCTAGTTTTTGCCAAACTGGATTCACTAGAAGTCTGCTCCCCATATTTCAAAAAAGTATTTCTGGAGACCCATACATAGATATGAGATTGTGGTTAAAAAATGGAAAAGGAAAAGGGTTTTTATTTTTTGACCCAGAAGATCAATTACAATTGCATTGTTCTTTAAAAGGATTAAAAGGTAGGAAAGGTATCGGCACAGGGCATAATGAAAAGGAAAATTACTATACTCGGGATATTAATTATACAATGTTAAAGAGATGGGTAGGGGAAGAGAATGCTAACATTTATGTTAATCACGTTGGAGGTAAAATAAATAATCTAGATGAAGATGTGACAGCATTGACGGTAACATACAATACAAAAGAATTATTTGAAAAATGCTATAATGCGTTTAGAAGATTTCATCCAACTATGAAACTAATAATTGTTGATGGCTCCACCAGAAGTGATTCTTGTTATCATTATGTTCAATCTTTGTCAAGTCAGATCACTCAAGTTTTGCATTTGGATAGAAATATCGGACACGGAAGAGGGTTGTGTTTAGGGATTGAGCATATTAAAACACCATTTATGCTGTTGTTTGATTCTGATACAGAAATTTTAAAATCCCCTGTTTCCGCTATGTTGGATATGATGGAAGATGATACGTATGGAGTTGGTAATATAGAGAAGACGGCTTTAGATGGGTTTGAATGGGGGGCAAAACCTCATCATAAAGGACAAGAATCAATTCGATATCTTCACCCTTTCTTTTGTTTAATTCAGCTGAAAGAGTATAGAAAGTATCGTTCTTTTATTCATCACGGGGCTCCTGCAATTAATACTATGCTGGACATTCATAGAAAAGGTCTTGGAAATAAGATTTTAAAAGAATTTTTAGGTCTTCATCATACCTCTGGTAGAGGGTTTGTTTGGGAAGGAAAACCAAGTGAATGGGTTAAACACGACACTCAAGGAACAAGAGTAGTAATTAGGAAGAAATTAAAAAAAGAAGATATTGAAGGAAAATGGGATGCAGTAATTGATGTGGGTCCTAGCTTTATTTTACCAAATAATGGGATTTCAGTTATTACCTGTACCGGTGACAGACCTCAAGCCTTTGAGTATCTTTGTAATTGGATGAATAATCAAACAGTAAAACCAAGTGAATGGATCATAGTGGACGATGGAAGAGTTCCAATGACTGTTCCAAATTATCCATTTATTAAATATGTAAGAAGAGAACCGAAATCAGATGACCCAAAACACACCATGATTTTAAATTTTAAAGAAGGATTAAAATATGTAACGGGAGATAAAATATTTGTGTGGGAAGATGATGAATATTATGCTCCAGATTATATAAATGATTTATCTATTCTTTTAGATAAATATGAGGTTGTAGGAATTGGAAGAAGTAAATACTATCATTTACCTTCTTCAACTTATCTTATACATCCTAATATGGGACATGCTAGTTTAGCCCAGACCGCTTTTAGAAAATCATTCTTAAATGATTTAAATACAGTAGTTGATGGGAATGATTTTCTCGATCAGAGGCTATGGGATATAATTAATCCTGGCGAAGTAAATTTAAAAGAAACAGGAAAATCAGAAAAAATTTCTAAAAATGGAAGAGGTTATATTTTTGATGATAAGAATAAAAGTTTATATGTTGGCATGAAAGGTCTTCCTGGAAGAAAAGGAATTGGCTCAGGTCATAAAGGAATTGGGACAAAAGATTTCGGTTGGAATAAACTTAAAGAATGGATACCGAATGAAAAAGATTTTCATGTATATTTTAATTTTGCAGAGAATAAAAACGTAGATATTCCTGTAAAGAAAATTGAAGAGAATATCCAAAAACCTCAGCCCATAATTCCATATGTGGCTCCACCACCGCCATCAAAACAAATGCCAAAACAAAATGTGATTACAAGACTACCACTACCGAGACCTAATAGTTCTTTCACAAGGAGAAAAGAAACATTGGTAAGAGCAAAGACATATCAGTTGAGCAGAAGAACATTCTAGAGAAGTAATTCTTTAGAGTGTGGCGGCACCGGAGTTTTTCATCCTTTTTCTCCGGTGCCGTTTTTTATTAAAAACACCAAATTATTGGAATTGTTAGTGATTTTTCTTCATTTTATCTTGCAACATTCTTAAAAACATCCCAAGTTATTGATTTTATTAAGTAATTTTTTTTTTAAAAAATAAAAAAAAAACCTTTAAATTTTTTAAATATTGGTATATAAAATAATCATAATTAAATATTGCTCTTTTAAATTAAAAAATTAATAAGTAATTCAAAACCGAGTTGTCCACAGGGACGAACGAAAATTAATTTTAAAATATTTTAAATGATGACAGCATTTAAAAGTTTTCAGTAGGGTTAGGCGTGAGCTTCCAACAATACGACCTTTACCGAGGGATTTGTAAGAAAATTCCTGAACCACCTGATTAAGAGGCAGCTGGGATAGTCAGTGAGTGCTTAGTTGGGGCGGATAGCGAAAGTTCATTTTCATTCAGCTGTCAGTTTTTTATCGAACTCATCATTGGGTAAAATGATGAGTTCTAAAAAAACTTATAACAAAAACGAAAGGAGAAGAATATGGGAAAAGCAAAAATTTTTTTAAAGAAAGATTGGTTTCTCGTAAAGAGAAACAATGTCTTGTTGAAGACGGATGGTAACAATGTAGCAAAGTTCTGGTCACTGGATAAAGCAAAAGAAGCGTTAAGAAGTGCTGAAGAAGCAGAAGTTAAAGGTTGGAAGCATATTATCGGTAGCTTCCACTTTTAGAATTTATGGTTGGGGAAAAATAAATTTCAAAAAAAAACAAAAATCGAAAGGAGAAAAAATTATGGAAACAATTAAAGCGAAAAGAACAAGTGAGATGATGTTAGTGGAATCAAAAAGAAGCAGTTATAAACACGTTGCAGTTGATTTTGAAGTAAGAGGTAAGAAGGCAACAATGATTATTAAAGATGGTTGGAACGAGCCCGAACTTTTGGAATGGCACTTTATTACTGGAGATCATTTGATTGACAGCACAGCAAAAATCATGACTGACTTTTCTGCATTCAGTGTTTTGGATTATGAAGTTGATATTTCTCAGATCTTAACAGATGCAAAAACTTTCTTTGAAGCATTAAAAGAGGAAGAGAAAAAGAAAAAAGAGGAAGAAGCAAAAATTGAAAGAGGCAAGACTTATGACAGTCATCCTTATATCATTACTCTCAAACCTGCTCTGGAAGCCAAAGGTCATACAGTTACCATTCACCCTCCAACTAAAAAAGAATATGTTGATAGTTGTTCTGATATACGTTTAGTGGTCGACAATGACTTCGTCGTTCAAAGAGATTGGCATAATTGGTTTGAAGTAAGAAATCGTGAAGTTGGGCAAGGCAGCGTAAATAAAACAACAAGATCAACCAAAGTTGATAAATGGGTTGCACTAGTTGAGGATGTCATTAAAACAGACAAATATCGTGTGGCAGCAGCAAAGGAAAAAGCTAAAAAACTTGCCGGCACCAAAGAAAAACTTGAAGCTGTTTTAGGAATTGAAATCTCAGAGAAATCAGAATATCACAGTTCATATAATCGCAGAGGACCAGGATATACCACTCCATATTTCTGCAAGAAAACGGATAATGAATATAATGTAGGCATTAAATTCGTTGAGAGTAGCGTGACAGTAGATAAAGAACGTGTTAATGGTTTTGTTCTCAGTAACCTTCCTGTTATCACTGATATGGAAAAACTTAAAAAGATATATGAATTGTTGACAAATTAAAATTGCTCTGAAGAGTATCTGAAAATTGATACGAAACTGGTCATTGAAAAATGACCAGTCAGCAATACAGAAAACAAAAACTTATAACAAAAACGAAAGGAGAAAAACTTATGAAAGGGCAATTCAAAGCAGCACGTCGGGCATCAGTTCCGATAGTCGTGATTGAAACCGCAGATCAGCAATCGTTGATAAGAGGTCTTGCAAAATGTTATGAGAACGTTCCGGTGATTAAGTGGGACATTCTGACTGGATTGGCTCCAGTCAATCAGATGGCAGTCGATGTCATCAATAGCATTTGTGCCGGTGACGATCCTGCAATGGCAACTGGGAATCCTGTTGAGATGTTGACAAAGATTGCAAAAGTCCCCGAGAAGACAATAACCTTTATGAATAATCTTCATCGCTTCATTAATGAAGCAACGGTCTCTCAGGGGCTTTGTAACCTCAGAGACATTTACAAAGGCAGTGGTGCTACATTAGTTGGTCTTGCTCCATCAATAACAATTCCTGCTGAACTTGAACAGGACATTATGGTCTTGACAGAAAAACTTCCTGACGATGAAGCCATTGAAAAAATTATTGACAGCATTTGCGAAGATGCGGGTATGCAAAAACTTAGAGATAAAGATAAAGAAAAAATTGTGGATACTCTGATTGGTCTTTCAAGTTTTTGTGCTGAACAGACTCTTGCCACTTGCATTAAGAAAGTTGACGGTGTAGTGGTAATTGATAACAAAATGTTATGGGAAAGAAAATGCAAGGCTGTTGAGCAAACACCGGGTCTTTCCATTTGGAGAGGTCAAGAGTCTTTTGATGATATCGGAGGATGCGAGAACGTTAAGGCCTTTACCAAAGCTATTATCAATGGTAAAGATAATCCAAGAGCGATTGTCTTTATGGACGAGATTGAGAAGGCGTTTGCTGGTGCCGGATCTGATTCTTCTGGAGTTGCCCAAGACCAGTTGGGTTCTATTTTATCCTTCATGCAGGACAAAGAAGTAGATGGTATGATTTTTGTAGGACCTCCCGGTGCTGCAAAATCTGCTATTGCAAAAGCGGCTGGTAACACAGGCAACATTCCAACCATAAGTTTTGATCTTGGTGCAATGAAAAATTCTTTGGTAGGAAAGTCTGGAGAGCAGACAAGAAAAGCTTTGCAGGTAATTGAAGCCATCAGCAAAGGAAGGGTTCTTTTCATAGCAACTTGCAATAACATCACGACACTTCCTCCGGAATTAAGAAGAAGGTTCACAATGGGAACATTCTTTTTTGATTTGCCGATAAGAGAAGAAAGATTAAAGATATGGGAAATTTACCAGAATAAATATTCTGTATCTACAGAGAGGAATTTTTCTTCAGAAGGTTGGACTGGTGCGGAGATCAAACAGTGCTGTAAATTAGCTTCCAAACTCAATATGAGTTTAGACGAAGCATCAAACTTTATCGTTCCAGTCTGCAAGAGTGCTGCAGAGCAAATTGAAGCGTTGAGAAGATTGGCATCAGGCAAGTTCATCAATGCCAACGAGAAAGGCATTTACTCGATGAATACAGTGACGGTTCAAAAGACCGGAAGGAAATTTGAATAACCATTAAATAATGAAAGGAGAAAAACTTATGTCTCATTTATCAAAAATTGAACTGGAGATTAATGATCTCCAAGCATTGAAGTCGGCGTGTAAGAGATTGAATCTTACATATGACGAGAATCAAAAGGAATTCGTTTGGTTCGCAGGAAGGAAAACAGCCTGCGAAGCAACAATCAAGATCCCGAATGCCAGATATGAGATGGGTATTATCAAGAAGCAGGAAGGGAAAGGATACGAGTTGCAAACCGACTTCTATGACAGGGGGGTCGGAGCTGTCATTGGTACAAATGGTGGATTGCTAAAGCAAGCATACGCCATTGAGAAGGGAAAAATTGAAGCACGAAAAAAAGGCTATCAAGTCTTTGAGCAGCAGACTGATGCTGGTATTCAACTTCGCATAAGAGTTGGTAGATAAAAACTTATAACAAAAACGAAAGGAGAAATGCAATGAAAGAAATTATTATGACCGTAACTGCTGATGGTGAAGTCAAGGTCGAGACCAAAGGTTTCAAAGGAAAAGCATGTATGTCTGAGTCCGCTTTCTTAGAGAAAGTCCTTGGCAAGGAATTGAAGGTGCAGTTGACCCCTGCGTATTATGAAAAGGACGAAAGGCATTACTTGAATCTCTGTGGATAATCATTAACCAAAAAAAAACTTAAAACACCCGTAAGGCCTGACCGAAAGGCAGGCAGGGAAAGGGAGGATGTTATGAAGGTTTTGACAATCTCGCAGACAATCACCACCACCGCTGGCCATTACTGGTGGCGGAATTGGGAAGACAAGGCCGACGGCGGCCTTGCTCCCGCACGGCCTAACGCGGCCCTGGGATGTTATATTTTTGAGGGAGAGGTTTATAGCCTCTCCCAGACGCGCCAGTCGGGAATAGCTGGCGGGCATTGCGACTGGGAAGTTTCGCGTGTCCAGTCGCCAAGGCTCAAGGATTTTGTCCTTGAGCACGGCACACGGCGGCGCTAAGAGTTGGCCACGGAGAAATCCGTGGCACAATCTAAAGGCCGACTTGAGGGATTGTTTCCTTCTCGTCGGCCTTTTTTATTTTGGAGAATAAAAAACTCATGAACTTAGCCCCTTCTAATCAGGTCACGGGGGATAAAAGCAATCCCCCAAGCTCATGAGTGATTGGTTTGATAGCAGGTTTTTTAGCCTGTGTCAATAGCAACACCCCGAAGCCACCGATCTCACGGCTTAGGCGACCTGCGGGTCATAAGCGCTATATGCCACCTTGAAAACCACGAGATCACATAAGGCGTGTTCAGGCGGAATGGAACCTGGGCAAATGAGTAGGGGGCCTGCCAGGGCAAACAGGGAAGGCAAACAGAACATGGTGGGGGCATCGGCCCCCGCCGGGAGGAAACCGGAACCCTCCGTACCAAAGGTTTCAAAGGAAAAGCATGTATGTCTGAGTCCGCTTTCTTAGAGAAAGTCCTTGGCAAGGAATTGAAGGTGCAGTTGACCCCTGCGTATTATGAAAAGGACGAAAGGCATTACTTGAATCTCTGTGGATAATCATTAACCAAAAAACTTATAACAAAAAACGAAAGGAGAAATACAATGAGTAAAACAAGGTCATTAAATATCGAAGGAACCAAGATGCTGAAATTTGAAAGTCATGCATGGGGAAACAGAGCAAAGGCTGATAAAAACGAAATCCAGACATCAGCAGACAAAGAAATGGTGTCCGCATCTATTAAACTTGTCGATTCACCGGAGTACAAAGCGATAGTTAACTTTCAGTTTGAAACTAAGCAGTGGTTGAAACGGGTAATGGTGAACACCGGTATTATTGAAGGCTGTTACCTCATTAAAGATGACAAGGATTATATTAAAGAAATTGAAGATGAGATTGAAGCAAGGAGCGAAACATTAAAAACATTAGTTGATGCTTTTGTGGTCGTTTATCGTCAGCAGATTGAAGAGGCAAGAGGAAAACTTCAAGGTCAATTTGATATCAGTCGATACCCGTCGGTATCAGAAATCAGAAGCAGGTTTTACTTCTTCTATACTTGGATAAATGTTACAAGTGACGCCACCTCTTTGAGCAAGAAAGCTTTTCAAAGACAACAGGCAGCTATTGAGCAGAGAATGAAAGAGTCTGTGGATACCATCACTCAGACATTGCGGTTGAGTTTTGCAAAACTTATCTCCCACGCCACGGAGATTTTAAGACCTAATGCGGATGGTAAGCAGAAAGGATGGAAAGACTCTTCTTTCAATAATATCTCTGAATTCATTTCCATATTCAACCACAGAAACATTACCAATGATGTTGAGCTTGAGAAACTGGTTAAGAAGGCCGAAGAGGTTCTTTCTAAAATTGATGATCCACAGAAAATGAAGAAGGACAAAGACCTTCTCAAGGTGGTCAATAACAGTTTCAAGACCATCAACAAAGAGCTGGAAGCTTTGGTTGAAGTAAAGCCATCCAGAAAATTTAGTCTGGATGAGGAATAACGTTTATCAGAGGCAGGAGAAAGGTCTCCTGCCTCTGATTGAATGGTACCCAAAAAAACTTATAACAAAAATCGAAATCTGAATTTACAGAAGATGTGCAGATGTCTTTACAGAGAATTGCAATTGATGAAGTTATTGGGAAGATAGAAAATATAATCGAAAGGAAGGAGAAGAAAAATGATTAAAAAACTTATGAGAAAAATAGAAAAGCTACCAATTGATGATATTGAAAAATTAGGATATGTTTTGATGATATCTGTGTTTGCAACAGTACTTATTGTTCTTGTGGCAACATTAGGAGGGTGAATATGACAGATGAATTAACTGATTTATTCCCATGTCCGAAGTGCGGCTCTCAACACAGAGATTGGCATCTTCTTAAGACAAAAGAAGAAATAAAAAAGTTTAATGAAGATGGGGTGTGTGTGTATTGTGCATATCCAGAGAAATATAAGCGAGGAACCACAATAATAAGGAGGAGGAAAAAATGAATGCAAATGAAATCGTAGATGTTTTGATGGATGTGCCTATTTTTGGCAAGAAAAGAAACCCGAAGAACGCAGAGGATTTTGGAGATGTAGATACTATTGGTCTTCATCTCAAACAACCAAACAACTACGAAAAGTTTGGGGTATATCTTGGTCAACTTAGAAATAGTAAATGGGGGGTTGGAATTAAAGATTTGATAACATTTGGAATTGTGGATATTGAGGAGCATGATTCCCTTGAAGAACTTAAACGAAACTGGATACTTGATTGAGAAGGAGAAGAGAAATGAAAAAAGAAGAGAAAAAAGTTTTAGGTGTTTACATAAATGTTGGTGTTTTTAATAAATTGAAAGCTGAAGCAAAGAAGAACCGACGTTCTACATCCGCCGAAGCAGAACTACGGTTAGAACGTAGTTTGAATAAAGAGAAAAACTTAGGAGGATCTATATGACAATTATTGCCCGAAGAAAAACTGAATTTGTTGATACTGATTCCAATATGAAACCTCATTGGAAGAAAATAAAAGGAGGAGAGCATCAATGTTTTGTGTGTGATAAGAAATTCAAATCTCACCACAAGAGGACGTATATTGGGGTTCACAAAAAAACTGGAGAGAAACTTATTCGTCATCAGTACTGCGAACCCGGTAGTAGCAACTGGGAAAGCAAGTTTGGAGGTATGATTTCAATTAATCTCAAACATGACGTCGGAATAAAACAGAAGAAGAAAATTAATGAAGAAATAACCACTATAATAAAAAGGAGAAGATTAAAATGAAAAAAAATTATTATTCAGCATACAATCCAGGAGATTTCGATTGGGCAAAATTTTACAATCTAATGTACTACCCATTGTCAATAGCAGATGATTACCCAAAACAGCAGGAAGAAGCAAAAGGACAAATAGTTATTCCATCAAATTTTAATCAAGAGAATGAACTTATCGAGAAAGATGAGTTTCTCCATTTATCAGAAGAAGCAAAAGAAGTGGTGATGACTATTCTTGATACTCCTGATGAGTTGGTAGGGATGTTGACCACAACCAAAACTGGAAAGTTTTGTAAGAGGTATGTGAAAAGATTTTTTAAGATGACGAAGAAATGGAATCAGAAAAAGACTGATCGTATTTTTAATGAACTCGAATCATATGTAAATAGTCTTTGAAAGGAGGAACAAAGTGGTAAAGATAACTGAAATGAATCCTATTTATAGCGGGATATCGGATCGCTCCGTTGTTCTTGATCTCCTGTCTTTTGAAAAAGAATATTGGAGAAGGGAAGGATACTCACAAAAGAAAAAGAGTTCCCGCCATTCTATGGTCGGTAAAAAGGGGGTATTCCTGACTGGATTCCTGCCAAAGATTTTAAAGACACTTGACAGGAATGGAATCCCTTACGACTTTGATAACCTTGTGTATGAGAATGCTTGTCGAAGTCCTGCTCTTGAAGGAATACAATTTCGAGATGACCAGATAAAACAAATCAATGCTGCTATTGAAGCGAAGAGAGGGGTTATAGTAGCTCCTACAGGAACTGGTAAAACGGTTATAATGGCGGGATTGATTTCTTGTTATGCTGGAAATAAGATTTTGTTTCTGTGCCATACAATTGATCTGGTCGATCAAGCTCTTGCTGAATTTAGGAAGTATGGATTCAATTGTTCAAAGATGGGTGGTGGCAGTAAAGATATGTCTGGAGATGTAGTGGTATCTACAATACAGACGTTTTCAAAACTGGATCCAGCAGATTATTGTGATAAGTTTTTTGTGGTCATGTCTGATGAATGTCACCATCAAGGCGTAATTGGAAGTGCTTATTATAAAGTATTGACAAATCTTCTTGCTCCAAATAGATTTGCTTTTACTGCCACCCTTCCAATCAAAGAAGAAGTAAAATTATGTCTCGAAGGTTTGGTTGGTCCTATCCTTGATGAATTTACTTTTGATGAGGCTATGAAAAAAGGAATTCTCGCTGTTCCGGAAATTCGATTGATTCCAGTTAATGCTTTTGTGGATTATGAGATAAGAACTTATGCTGATACTTATGATGCGGCAATTGTAAACAACAAGGAGAGGAATCGATTGATTGTTAAAGAAATAAAAAGTCTTAATAGAGAAGGATTGTCCACATTAACCTACGTTCAAAAAATCGAGCACATTAAAAATCTATTAGCAATGGCTGAAGACATGAATGTGTCTTTGATTGATGTACAAGGAAAAGTTGGTAGTGAGACGAGACTCGATATCAAGCAGAAACTTGAGAGCAAGGAAATTCAAAATGTAGTTTCCACAGTTGTGTGGCGGGAAGGAATTAATGTAAAGAGTTTGAATTCAATTATTATTGCAGGAGGTGGTAAAAATGAAAAGGATTTAATTCAAGCTTGTGGTCGTGGAGCAAGAAAAGATGAGGGTAAAGATGAATTTGTGATTGTCGATTTTGTTGATTCAGCGAAATATCTGTCACAGCATTTTTGTGAGCGATTAAAAACTTACATAAAGAAAGGATGGTTATAAAATGGAGAAAAGAATGTTGATTATAAAAGACTGCCCACTGCCAAAACCAGACAAGAAAACAGGAGTTAATCATGATTGATATAATCACATTGCTTGAAGATAACAATGTAGATTATTCAACAAGTGGAAAAAATACTTCTAGAGGATGGGTTGAATTAAACTGTCCGTTCTGTGGGAACGACCCAAGTTTCCATTTGGGCATTAATCTGTCCTCTGGTATTTACCACTGTTGGATTTGCGGAGCAAAAGGACCTCTGGAAAAATATTTACAGCACCAACTAGGATTGTCCCGTGAAAAGGTTAAAAAACTTACATCAGAATATGGAATAAATTTTCACGAGGAAGAAGACCCAAAAAGAAATGCAGCGCAGATAGTTTTTCCAAAAGGACTGGAAGACTCCATACCACAGCCGCATAAAAATTATCTCAGGAGAAGAGGATTTGATGCTGATTATGTAATAAAAAAATATCAGCTCAAAGCTTATTATCATGTTGGAGGGAAATGGTCTTACAGACTTGTCATACCTATTTTTATTGATGGAGAAATTGTAAGTTTTCTGGCAAGAGATGTTACCGATAAACAGACACCAAAATACAAAAATCTAAGCAACGAGCAGTCCGTAATTAATGTTAAGAATTGTTTGTATGGAATAGACTCTATAAAGAAAGGAGGAAAGGCAATACTTGTTGAAGGAGTTTTTGATCAATGGAGAGTTGGTGATGGCAGCTGTGCATTCCTTGGTGTTGAATATACCAATCAGCAGTTATTCCTTCTGTATGAGAAAGAACTAAAAGAGGTGTATATAATGTTTGATTCTGATGCTATAAAGAAGGCATATAAGCTTGGACATGTTCTTTCTACTTTTGTTCCAAAGGTTGAAGTGATTGAGCTCGATAAAGGAGACCCATCTGACATGACAGATGGAGAAATAAATGAATTACGAAAGGAGATAAATTTATGACAAAAGGAGAATTTTTACTGTTTGAAAAACTTTGTAAGAAAATGTGGTCACAACTTGCAGAAACAGGAGATATGCACAAGCCTTATTGTATGGATATTTTTAAAAATTGTTGTCCTGCCTGTAGTGTTGCCAATATTGATTGTTACAAATGTCCAGTTGATGTTTGGAGAAATAAAAATATAGAAGATGTCCCTAATAAGGATTGGTGCTTAAAAATGAGAAATGTCAGTCTGATGATTATTACCGTATGGCTAATGACATCATTGGCCGCTTGCAGCAGTAAGCCGGTGATGGTCAAACCAACTTGTGTAAAGCCGGTTCTCAAGGTGTCCACGATTGAGACGGATAGGGGCATACTGAACGTGCTGAATGAATTGACGGTGATCATAGAGGCGCAGGAATCGGCGTTGGAGTGCTATGAACGGTCTTTCAAATAAGGAGAGCCATGGGTAAACTGGTTGCAGGCAACTACAAAGGCAACAAGTAAAAAACATGCAGCTAAAATTGCATCTTTAAATTGGACATATAATAAAAATTTATATCCTCAGAAAATAACAAAAAAAGAAATAGACACCATAAAAAAATTACTCAAAGAAAAAATTCTAAAATAATCCCACCAAAAATTTCCTCTCCAGTTTTTTATGCTGGAGAGGAAAACCTACCAAAAAATTAAACCAATCAAAAAAAAATAAAATTTTTAAATCATTAATTATAAAAAGGAAACTAATTTTCAATGAAAAAAATATTATTTAATTTTATATATATGAGAGAAATAATATATAATAAATAAAAGTGCATATCCGACCATGCACGAAAGTCTAAAAAAAGAGATTATGATAATTTTTTTTAAAAAACCATTTGTACTGAGGCCGATGTTCAATTCCAGCGTTGAACTCGGTCGGAAATCGGGTGAGACAAAAATCTTTTTTTAGACTTGTTGAACTCGGCTTTAGTACAAATGGTTTTTTTATTTTTTTAGGAGATAAAATTATGAATAACTATGATGTAGATAATCAAGAAGATAATGGTTCAATGTATTTCAGGTTTGCTCACATGGATCCCGAGCTGTTTATGAATGATAAGTTAACAAAAATTGATTGTTTGTTATTCTGTCTTATAGAAGCACATGATGGCAAAGACCACTGCTTCGCTGGAAATAAATACTTGGCAAATATTCTTGATGTTAGCGAGACAACTATCAGTTTATCGATAAAAAAATTGATTGATGAGGGATACATCACACAAATAAGTTTTGATGGAAGAAAAAGAGTTATGGAGGTAAATCCAGACTATAAGAGAACACATAGTCTGCTTTTAAGCAAACTTAAAGGCAGATTTAAAGCAAACTTAAAGTATAATAATAAAGAATTTATAAATAAGAATTTAAAAGCTTCTTCTAAAGAAGAAGCAAGGCAAACTGAAGTTTGCAATTCTGCTACCATAAAGAATTTCACAACAAGTAGCTCAAAAACTTTTATTAAGAGACGAACCCCTGCCCCACAACCTCTGCCGGAGAAGAAAAAAGACTGGTCAAAACTTCACCCGCATCAGAATAAAAAAGAAATAATTCCCTTGAAAGCTTCCCAAGATGTTGATGACATCCTTTCTTATTGGAATGACCATTACAAATTGCCATTACCAAAGATAGGAACAAAATCTTATAACAATTGCATAAAACTCACCAAAGTAAAACTCAAAAAATACACTCCTGACAAAATCAAAGAAGTAATAAGCAACTTTTATATTGCCGCAACAGACACCCGTTATGAGCCTGCAAAGCCTGATATGAAATTTAAGTACCAGAAAATGACACTTGACAGATTTATTTATCAAGGATTCCCAACTCCATACTCCTTATTTGATAAATATCTTGAGCCACCAAAGATGATTGGTGTCCCTGTTGAGGATCTATATCCCAATATAACAAATAAATTAATTTCTCTTTATAGGGAGGAGGTACTGGGGAAAGCAAGAACAGCATTATCCACAAAAGATATAAATTGTTTTAGAAGAGCAGCAGTAATGCTCAAAGAATTTATAAAGAACAATGAAGATAAGTTCTCACCATATATGTCCGTCGATGATTATAAAATGGCGAGATATTTGTTTGAGTGTATTGTAAAATCAACGAACGATGAAAGTAAAATACTTCCTCATTGGTTTTGTGCCGAACATAATATAAATAAGACTCTTCCTGCTTATATGTACAGACAAGGAATACTTGAAGAAGAGTCCCGGCACCACTCTCCTATGAGCAGGTTCAATTCTGATGGGGACGTAACATTTGATTTGTATGACTAAAAATAAAAATGCAAGATTTCTATTTTTAATATATAATATTGATGTCAGTAAAATAAAAAAAAGGATGAAAACAAGTGATAAGAAGGAGATCGATTGATAATGATATTGAGGAGAAGATACTCACCGGATTAATTGTATCAGACAAAGTATGCAGAGATACTTTGAAGCTAATAAGAAAAGACACCTTTGTAAATCCATACAGTCAGGTTGTTTCAAGATGGGTATCCGATTACTATAGAAAATATAGGAAAGCTCCAAACAAACACATACAGGATATTTACAATACCGAGAAGGAAAAATTAAAAGAGGAAGAAACCATTCTTGTTGGTTCTTTTTTATCAAAACTATCTGATGAGTTCGAGAAAGAAGACAAACTCAATGAAGATTATTTGATTGATAAAACAGTATCGTATTTCAAAAAAAGAGCCTTAAAAAATATTTCCGAGCAGGTAGAATCTTGCGTTGAAATTGATAAACTGGATGAAGCTGAAAAGGCTCTTCAATCTTACAGACAGATAAGTAAAGATTCTGCTAAATTTATAAATCCTTTTTCTGATGATGAGATAAAGAAATTTTTTGAAGACGAAGCAAACAATTCAAATGTTTTGTTTCGCATGCCCGGAGCGCTTGGCAATCTCATTGGTGATTTTGAACGGAGCACCTTAGTTGGAATAATGTCTCCGGCAAAAAGGGGCAAGAGTTTTCTTCTTGAGGAAGTTGCCATTCAAGCATTTTTTGAAAGACTAAAAGTCGTTCTGGTGTCTTTAGAAATGCCTCAGTTTATGATGAAAAGAAGATTGCTTAGAAGAATAACTGCTCAAGATAAAGAAACGAAAGATTATATTTATCCCTGTTTTGATTGTTTTAAAAATCAAATGGATTCATGCACAAAATCGGAGAGAACTAATCATATCAAATTGAGAAATGATGAAGGAGAGAAACCTTCCTATGATCCTAACTCAGATTATATGCCCTGTACTGTTTGTAGAGGAAAAGGGAAAAGAGATTTTATTCCAGAAGTATGGTTTACCACCATCCATAGAACAAAAAGGACTTTATCTGGTACGAGAAGAATTGCTCAAGGAATGCAGCAAATGTTCCGTGATAATTTCAGGCTCGTTTGTTACCCAAAATTTTCTGCTAATGTCAAAGATATAAAATCTGATTTAGAAACACTTGAGTTCGATGAAGACTTTATTCCAGATGTTATTGTTATTGATTATGCTGATATTCTTTTACCAGAGGATAGTAGAATAACCGGAAGGGATCGATATGATGAGACATGGAAGATGTTTGGTAACTTGGCATTCAGCAAAAGATGTCTTGTGGTGACAGCTAGTCAGACAAACAGAGCTTCAGCAGATAAGAAATTTGTAATGCAGACAGATGTGTCTGAAGACTGGAGAAAGGTAGCTAATGTTGATTTGATGATGGCTATCAATCAAACAGAAGAAGAAAAAAGAAGTGG